GTTCAGGAAGTAGTCCAGCATCGAGTTGGCGATGTTGGTGAGTTCGCCAGCGGTGAAAGCCATTTCTCAGGCCCCTTTCACGAAGCGGCTCGCCTCAGACCGGCCAACGCAGCTTCCATCAGGTTGCGCGGTTCCGGGCTTGCCGAGGTTGCGACCTGGGAACCGCTGCTAGGCGAAGGCCGCGTGGGCTGCACGGCAGGACGAACCTGGCCGAACAGCTTGTTGACCTCTGCATAGGCATCCTGCGCGAGTTGCAAGGCTTCGGTGGCGTTGCGCGGTCCCCCGCGTTCCGCCGCCAGCGCCTGCGAAAAGCGCAGCACGGTTCCCTGTTTTGCGGCGTAGTCCGGGTCGCTCTGGCGGATACCGGCTTCCCATTCGGTCACGGCGCTCTTGATCGAGTTCGTCAGCGTTTCGGTTTCCCGATGCTGCAAAGCCTGATCGTTGGCGTGGACACGCTCCTGGAGGAGACGACGATCGGACATCAGCCGCGCGTGTTCGCGGGCCGTGTCCACGTCTATCAGACCCTGTTCCACCTTGGCTTGGATGCTCTCGGGGAGCTTGATCCCGAGCGCCTCTTCGGCCACCTGGACATAGGGCATGACGCCCTTCAGGAACGCCTCGAAGTCGCCACGCCGAAGCGCCCCGCCGATCGTGAGCAGCGTGTTCGCGTCGTCGTTCGAGAGCTGGTTGCGCTCGATGAACGACGTGAACTCGTGCCCTACGGTCGCCGCGGCCTCAAGCGTCGACATCTTCGAGGCCAGCTCCTTCTTCTCCGCGACGAGCTGACGGATACGCTTCTGGCTGCGCCGATCGTATCCCTTGATCTCGTCGTCGGTGATTTCGGGGAGCTTGTCCTCGACCTTCTGGTTGGCGGTGTCCGGCTTCGCGGCCGTCTCCACCGGGGTGGGCTCACCCTGCGTCGGCGGGTCATCGGGCGACTTCGCCTCCTGATCCTCCGACTTGACGGCGTCCTTCACGATCTTGAGCAGCTCGGAACGCTCGTCGCCCTTGGTCGGCTCCGACGGGGCCGGGGTAACGTCGGTTGCGGGCGTGGACGACGCGCTCGCCTGGTTTACGTCCTGGGCCGAAGCGGACGGAGCTTCGGTGGGGTTTACGTCCGGGGTAGACACTTCAGGTGCTCCTCTTGGTTTCGGGTCGGTCAGTCTGGGAACGCGTCGGCTCGCGCCATCGGAACGGCGAAGCCTCCGAGTGAACCTTCGTCGAGCGCCTCGGCTGCGCCGGCGGCGATCAGCGCCGCGCCTTCGTCATCGCTGACGATCGCGCTTCGCCCTGCCTCGAGCAGCTCGCCGGCGACTTCGCGCTCGGCCAGGAGGCGGACCTTCACGGGGATCACGCGAAGAACAGATCGCCGACGACGTCGCCCGCGGCGACAGCCGTTGCGTCCGCGTCCGCCGAGCCGGTCACGATCGTCAGGCCGATGCCGGTCGAGAACGCGATGCCGCCTTCCAGGTTGAAATCGGCCACGCCGTTGGGCGGGATGCCGATCGTCCGCACCACGCCGCTGCCCGCGGTCGGCGACGTTGCCTGGTTGTGCAGCTTGACGTACTTCCACGACGCCGTCGTGTTCGCCAGATGCCACCCTAGAACGCGCCCCGCGCCAGCCTTCACCACCGTCGCGTTGGTCGAGGCGGCGCTGACGATGTGCGTGCCGCTCGCGGCACCCGTGGCGTTGGCGCGATACTGCTGGCCGACGTCGCCGATCGCCGCCGTGCCCGCGACCAGCGCGGGCTGGGTGAACGTCACCGTCGCCGTTCCCTGCACCGTCACGGGCAGGGAGTTGGCCGAACCCTGGGCGCGGACGCCCTGGAGGAACACCGACTGGTTGGCGAAACGCTCGACCGCGGCAAACCCGATGGTCCAGGTCGTGGTGGAAGCGGGAGCCGTGCTGCCGTTGAAGCTCCAGAGGAACAGATGCAGGGGCACGTCTTCGTCAGGCAGGTTCTCGTATCGAGACGCGCGCGACGCAAACACCGGAGCCGTCACGGAAGCGCGAAGGCTGTCCATGAAGAACGCGTCGCGGCCGGTGAGATCGGTCTGGATGATCGTGCCGGGGGACGCCGTCGTGTTGATCGTCGCAGTCGTGTCCGCGTCGGCCCAGCCGCGGCGCTGCGTTGTGACAGCCATCGCTGTCGCCGTCGTGCCGGTGAACAGGTGGCGGACGAAGTTCCAGCCGAACAGCGTCAGCGTTCCCGAGCCCGACGCGGGCCAGCTCGCGACCGTGAAGCGGATCGTGTTGGCGTCGGGGATGCTCGCGATCGCGTAGCGGCCCGGGATGCCAGCCGCCCCCGTGATGCCGCCCAGCAGCATGAACTGCCCGACGTTTTGCGAAGTGAACCCGTGCGCCGTCAGCGTGACGTCGACCGTCGTGGCGTTGACGATGCTGTAGGCCAAGCCTTCGCCAACGAGATCCGCCAGGAGGATCGCCAGGTTCTGGTTGGCGATGCGCTGCGACGCGACGACGCTCGCGCGCATCCGCAGCGACTGCCGCCAGTTGGCGACCGAACGCGCCAGGAACTCGGCGTTCGCGGTGGTTCCGGTCGTGATCAGGAGCGAACCGCCGGCCTGGCTGTAGCCGACGCCGGTGCCGACGATCGGCGCGTTGAAATCGGAGCTGAGAACGCTTGCGCCAACCGCAGCGAAGGACGAGACCCAGGTTTCCTGGCCGACTGCGCGCACCGGGACGGCGTTGTCGCCGGGGTTGGGCGGCTTGACCGCGAGCGTCGGGAGCTGCGCGCTGGACACAGGGATCGCGCTGCCGCTGTCGTTCGTGATCTCGACGCTGCCCGTGACGGACACGTTGGGCGTGCCGGAGATCGTGACCGACTGCGCCGTCGGGAACGACACGGGCAGCGGGTTGCCGGCGTCGTTCGTGATTTCCACCGCGCCGGACACGGACATGGTGGGCGTGTTCTGGATGGACACCGGAAGCGGGTTGCCGGTGTCCACCGGGCTGCCGCCGATCGACGGGATGTGGTGCGGCGTGTGGACCCCGGAGTTGTCCGTGGTCTTCATCGTCTGAAGGACGGCGTTGCCGTCCTTCACCTGGATGTTGTTCGCCATGTCAGATCACCCCGCAGGTGAGAAGATGCGCCGAAGCATCCTCGTCATCGAAGAACCAGCCGTCGTCGTTTGCCGCCGGAGGCGGCGCTACTCCCGCGCCGCCTTGGCCCCAGATCGAGACGCCGTTGAGCGTGAACGAGAGCCCGAACATCGGTCAGTAGAGCGCGAAGATGCTGGTGGCCGTGCCGCCGGCGCGCACCTGCTTGACGCGGATCGGGTTGTAGCCGGCCTGCACGGGCACGTTGGCGACGATGGCGCCGCTCGCGTCCATCACGTTGAGCGTGCCCGCGGTGCCGACGAGAAGGCCGGCGCAAGTGCCGTTCGGAAGATCGGCGTCCGCCTTGGTCACGGAGAAGATGCGTTCGGGCGAGAAGGACATGCGCTTGCTCCTGTTGCCCTGTGTCGTGCCCTTTTACCACCACGTCTGGACACGCCACAAGGGCTTGATGTTCATGGGTTTTGTCGAACCGTCAGTTGAACGCCGCGCCCATCATCCCGCCAGCCTGGAACGAGCCGGGCACGGGGTTGCCGGCGACCTGGTTGGGCTCGGGCTGGCGCATCCCCTGCCCGCCATTGGGCCTTTCGGTGGCCGGGGCGTTGTTGGCGCCCTTGTCGCCCTGGGCGGCGGGGTCGCCTCCGGGCCCGCCCGCCGCGGGCGGGGCGCGGTTCATGGACTGGATGGACGGCACGCCGATCGAGAACGCGTCGGTCAGGTCCAGGCGGTCGTCGTAGCGCCGGAGCATGTCCCGCGCGAGGAACTCCGGGTTGAGGCCGGGGATCTGCATCAGCAGCGGGAAGAGCTGCGCGGCGTTCTGGATCTCCTGGGCCTGGTTGGGACGGCCGGAAGACCCCGCCTCGATCTCAAGCCAGATTTCCTTGGCGATCACCTCGCGCGTGCGCGCGGTGTCCGGCCAGGCCGCCCCGGGCCCGACGATCTGGACAATCGTCTCGCGCTGGAAGTTGCCCAGGATGATCTGGCCGCCGGCGCGGGCGAGCTGCGTCAGCAGGTCGTCCAGCTCGTCCGCGCTGCTGGACGCCGCCGACATGCGCGACGCCTCCGCGATGCTGGTCTCCGTGGCCGTCGCGCCCGCAACGCCGCCCAGGTTGGCTTCCTGGGCGCCGACGGTGCGGAGCAGGTCTTCGGTCTGCGGGGACGTGTCGTAGAGGTTCGGGTCGACCCCCGGCATCTGCAAAGCCTGGAGCAGGTCGTTGACGCTCTGGTTCGGCTGGAGGCCGGCGAGTTCGAGATGCGTGATGCCACGGCGCGGCGCGGCCGCGAGCTTGTCCTTGTCCTCGTCGGACAACACGCCCGCGGCGGACGCAACCTTGGGCGCGGCCGCGATCCGATGGTCAGCCAACGCCTGCCGCGCGCGGTTGGTTTCCCGCTGCATCGGCATGAGCAGGCGCACGTCGCTCGGCGGGAAGATCGCGTCGTCGGCGTAGACCTCGTTCAGGACAAGAGGGAACCACGGCCAGAAGCGGTCGGTGTAGACGTCCGGCGCCGCGGGCTCCTGGAGGAAGTCGGGAAAGCCTGTGCAGACCGTGTAGACCAGCCCGTCCTTGCGCGAATAGATTTCGTGGACCTCGACCACGGCCGTGTCCGGGAAGTTCTCCGGGTCGTCGCGGTTCTGCATCATGCCGATCGCCTCGACCGCGGCGTCCCGGACATTGCCGTCCTTCTCGACGTTGAACGCGCGCGCAGAGCGGCGCACGTCGATCTTGTAGATTTCCTGCACCTGCTCGGGCGACAGGTAGTATTCCTGCGCCACCCAGTCGCAGCCCAGGAAGTTGCGGAGCTGCCTGCACCTGGGGTCCGGGATGATGCTCGTGCTGTCCGGGTAGTCGAACACCAGACCCTCGCGCACGAGCAGCATCGGCTCGTTCTGGAGCGCCTGGAGCGTCAGACGGAGCTGCTCGGTCTCCGGGCTTTCCTTCTGGACCTCGTTGTCCGCGACGTCGTCGGCGATGCGCTCGGCAAGCGCAAGGCGCTCGGACAAGTCCGCGATGCGGGCTTCGACGTCCGGGCGCATCTTCATCGCGCGCTGGAAGCCCACCTTGACGTAGCCAACGCCGGTGGTGACCGCGCGGCGCACGGTGAGCTTCATCATCGCCTTGAACGGGTGCGCCTGCTCCGAGACGTTGTATTCGTAGGCGAGCTGGAGCGTCTTCGCCATCTTGTCCGTGAGGCGGTTCTGCTCCTGGACAGCCTGGGCTTCCTGGATGATCTGCGCGGGCGCCGCAAGCATCGCCGGGTCAGCGCCCGTTGCCGCGGCGGTCGCGATCTGCTGCATCGCGGACTGGAGAGACGCCATGCTCTCGTCCCAGAGCTGCGAGACCATCCTCTTGCGCCGGCGGACGACCGTGCGCGGGTTCTTGGCGTAGATCGTGGCCACGCGCTGCTGGATGTGCCGCAACGTGATGTTGGCGACGTACATCTGGCAGTCCGGGTCGTCGGGCCATTGCTTGCCCGCGGCGAACTTCTGGTCTTCGCGCATCTTGTCGAAGGCCGGGCGCCAGTATTTCTTCGCGCGCTCGACGCGGCCCTGCCACGCCTTGCACAGCCGGCGGCGGCTTTCCTCGACTTCCGGCGCCTCGCGCATCACGCGCTTCTCGGACGCGGCGCCCGCCATGTCCATCGTGGGCAAGCCGTCCAGCACCGGCGCCGGCGCAGGCGCGGCGATCATGTCGGGCATCATGTTCGTCGGGTCCATGTCACCACCCCTTCCATGCGGCGAGCCGCGCCTTCTCGGCGCGCTCGGAATTGCTGCGGGCCAGCATCGAGCCAAAGCTGTTGGGCCGATACTGGTTGCGAAGTTGCGCGCGATGCGACGCGCTGATCTGCGTTGCGAGCCCCAGGCCGATCATGGACAAGGCGTCCACGAAATCGTCGTGCGCGCCGCCGGGGAACTTCAGCATCTCCGAACGCGCGGCAGACCACCAGTTCGCGTATTTCGGGAAAAGCACGCGACCCATCGACATGCGGCCCTGGATCGACTGCGCGCGGGTCTGCTTGTCGCCGGCTGGCGTCATCTCGACGATCGCGGCAAACGCGTGCTCCTCTCCCATGCGCTTGCGGAGGAAGGGCCCGATGGATTTCGTGATGTGGTCGCGCCCGGCCCACCAGAACATGGGGTTGTAGGTGCGGATGATCCGCAGCATCTGCTCGACGCATTGGTCGGTGGACATCTGCCGCCAGACCAGGTCGGGCAGGACATAGATGTTGTCCCGCTCGTCGACGCCGACAACGAGCAGGCACGTCTTGTCCCGGTCCTGCTCCATCGACACGGCGTGGTCGCTCGCCGCGTAGTAGCGCAGGTTGGTGGGCAACTCGTGCGAGCGGTATTCCTTGAGCCAGGCGTCCTCGAAGAACGCCCCGGACGCGGGCGTCGGCTTGCCCTGGTACAGCGCCTCGAAGCCGCGGGGGTCGGTGCGCCGCATTCCCTTGAGGTAGGTGAGACCGAAACGCTCTGGCCAGAGAGCCTCGCCGGGCTTGCGCCCAAGCGGGTCCTCCTCGTCCGCGATCGCCGGGACGTTGATGACCTTCCACTCGCGCGCTTCTTCGCGGTCGAAGAAATCGTTCTGCTCGTCGATCAACCGCCCGACCAGGTCGTCCTCGTGCCAGCGCGTCTGGACAATCAGCACGCGCGCGTCGTCGGTCATGCAGCGGGTCCGAAGCGTCTTGACCCACCAGTCCCAGAGCTGGTTGCGGATGGCCGGCGACCGCGCTTCCTTCGCGTCCTTCACGGGGTCGTCGATGACCAGGAGGTCGCCGCCGCGCCCCGTGATGGTGCCGCCGCGCCCGACGAACGTCAGTAGCCCGTTGCGCGTGGTCTCGAGGCGGTTGGCGGCTTCCGACCCGTCCTTCAGCGCGTAGTCCGGGAACACCTGCTTGAACGCCGGAGAGCGAATGACGTCGCGCACGGCGCGGCCGATGTCCTCGGCGAACGTGTCGTTGTAGGTGCCGAACACGACGCTTTTTTCCGGGAACCGCCCGGAGAAGTGGGCGATGCCGTGCTTGGTCACCAGTTCGGTCTTCCCGTGGCGAGGCGGCAGCGTGAGGATCAGCCTCTTGTAGGAGCCGGACACCAGCTCCTCGAACGCCGCGGCGATCGCGCGGTGATGCCGCGCCGGCAGGTACGTCGAGCGCAAGGCGTCGTCGGGCGCATTGGGGTCCGGGCGCATCAGCCGCGTGAACGCGATCAGGTCGGTTTCCGCCGCGAGCACCATGTCCATGCGGTCCAGGAGCATGTCCTCGCGCGTGCGGCGCGCGGCGCGGCGCGGCTTGCGAGGGACAACGCTGTCGTGGGGGCTGGACATCAGCAGCTCACTTCGCCTTGCAGGCACGCACCATGTCGCGCAGCTCTCGATAGTCGATGACGGCTTTCGCCATTGCGCTGTCGCTCGGCGCGCGCTCGAGCTCGTCCGCCAGCCGCGACAAGAACGGCTGGTCGTAGACGACCAGCGGCGGGCACACGGTCTGCACCGTCGCGCCGCACGCGACCAACAGGCTAGAAGCGGCCAGCGCGCAGATCCTTGACCACATCGTCCTTCTCCTTGGGCGCGTTGATGGACGCGTCGAGCATCCTTTCGTTTGCCCGAGCGCCCTCGACGGCTGCCTCGTTGCGCGCGGCGCTCTTGCCGCTGCGGTAGATCGACAAGAACATCACGAGGGCACCGATCGCCGCGGCCAGCCAGCCGAGCATCTTCGCCGAGATGGCGGTGACGAAGCTCATCGCGAACCCTCCGAACGCCGTTTCCATTCTGCCCACAGGAACCAGCCCAGCGTGCCGACAGCGGCGACGCCCAGGACCGCCAGCAAGACGTGCGGGCTGATGCCGATGCCGTCCAGGCTGTCCCAGATCGACGAAACCTGGGCGACTGCCTGCTGGGCGCCAGTCAGCGCCGCGCCAGCCGTCGCCGCGATCGCCGCGGCGGGCGGCCGGGCCTGCGGGTCCTTGGCTTCCGGCTCGGCGCGCGTCGTCTGCGGCGCGCTGCCGGCGATCGGCGCCAGGTACAGGGCCGCCTCGGCCGCGCGGCGCCGCGTCAGACCGGCCCGCACGCGGCCGCCGGCCTTGTTCCACATCGCGAACGCGGCCGCGGCCTCGGGGTGTTTGCCCTCGTTGTGGAGGCGCAGCACCGACGACTTGCGGAAGTTGGCGACGCCGACGTTGTAGGCGAAACTGGTCATGGCTGCGAACTGGTTGGCGTTCGGTCGCACGGAACACGCGCCGCGGACAGCGATGGCAAACTGCGACACCGTCGCGTAGAGGCGGTTGTCCGCCATGTCCTGCGTCCACACGAGCCCCTGGACAACGTCGGGCCCGGTTTGCCCCCAGCCGATGGTCCAGACCGGCGGTTTCGCCAGCTCGTCGAGGTACGCCTCGAGGCGACAGCCCTCGAACTCGCGTATCAGGTCAAAGCCCTTTTCGCTGATCACGGCTTGTCCGCCTTTTCTTCGAGCTTGCCCCAGATTTTCTGGATCATCTCCTTGATCTCGGCGAGGTCATCGCGGCGGACGTAGTCGCGCGGCAGCGCAACCTCGATCTTGTGGATGTCCTTGCGAAGGTCCTTCACCGCCGTCCAGAGTTCGCGCGCGACCCAGCCAATCAAGCTGAACGCGGCGGCGCCGACGAGGTTGATGATTTCTTGCGACGGCATCGTTTTCACTCCTCGTGTTTTTCCACGCCGACAAGCACCGCTCCGGTGAGGAAGTAGAGCGCGCCGGCCAAGACCGCGCTGTTGTAGGTGTAGGAGTTCTGGCACGCCGCGTCCCAGAGCTCGTCCTCCAGGAACATGCAGGCGCCCTTGCAGAGCTGGACGACGGGGCACGACAGGCAGTCCTTGCGGGTCGAGAAGTGCCGCGCCTTGCGTAGCCGGATGTCTCCGAACCTGGCCACGTTCCCCATCAGGTGGTCCGTGTCCGCG